GTTCATGGACAGCTGTAATGACGTGCTTTTGCATGCCGCTACAACTGAGCACCCCTTTAAAGGGGATGCCGTACGAAAGTACATCCAAAGCGAAGTATCGATTGGGTTAGTTTGGCCTAGAGCAGTTTTATTACTACTCTTTTCAGCCTTGGAGAAGGCGGCCGAACGGGGGGAGTGCAGCAAGACCGACATGCTACGAGAGCTTCATCAGACGTTTTGTTTTCTGAAGAAGTTACAGGTAACACGCCCCGATCTCGAGCGTGACCTTATGAGGTCCTACGTCGATTTCGAGGACCACCTCCGTGAGGAAGTGGTACCATCCCTGTTCAATGATACTACCCAACAAGACATTTCAGAAATGAATGCTCTTGCTCGGTTAGTATTAGCTGATTTCGCTGTGCCGGTAATTGCTCCTCGACACGGACCAGGAGCCGTTTCGTCGTCAAATGTTAAGTCGTGGTTCGACAAGAACCTGACTATGGCATCTGATGCTAGAGTCGGCTACCTGCTCCGGAGCCGCGAATTGGGCCAACAACGTGACTACTGTCCTTGGGTTAGTGATAATCCAAGCACTAGAACATCGCGTTTTGTTGGGGTTCCCAAGACGTGGAAGAAGCTCCGCGGGATTGCTGCCGAACCGACAGAATTACAATTCTATCAGCAGGGAGTATTCCACGCGCTTGACGAGTTCTTTCGTCAATCAAGGTGGTGGAGCCAACGTGTTGATCTCCATCGCCAAGATTTTTCGGCTGAACTCGCCAGACTTGGTTCGATTCATGACGGTTACGCCACGATCGACCTAAGTTCAGCTTCGGACTCTGTGACGCTTGAGCTAGTGAAGCAAGTGTTCAAAGGAACACCAATACTTCCCTGGCTACTCGGTACTAGGTCGTGCAAATGCCAGGTAGGTGATGAAATAATTCACCTAAGCAAGTTTGCCTCGATGGGCAGTGCTTGCTGTTTTCCTGTCGAATGCATGATCTTTACCTTGGCGGCGCAAGTCGCGAGCGACCGGACACGTGGCTTTCTCTCCAAGAGGAATGAGAAAGTTCGCGTGTTCGGTGATGATATCATTGTCGAGTGGTATGCAGCATCTGAGCTAATCGAAATACTCGAGCGGCTT